AGCTCGTGCTTCAGCATTCTTAGGATCACCAGCAAGTTTAAGTTGTGCTTGTTTAACAGCTTCAATAGCTTCTCTTTCTTGGTTAGCTAAGAAAGCAGTGAATTCAGCATTCTCGCCACGTGATGTTTGAGAAGTTACCAAGCCACCCAATGTTGTATCGCCTTTAGAAGCAGCTGTAACAGGTAGTTTTACACCTGTGGATGCTTCAATCTCTTTAGCACGTGCTAGATCATCAGATAGCATTGGATTAGCTTCCATAGCTTGAGACAAACGACCACGAGCACGTACGCCTCCAGCAGCTTGGGAAACCTCGTCAACAATGTTACCTGTTTTAGCTTGCCACGCACCTAAAGCCATTTCAGGTACGTTACGTGTAAGAGTGTTGGCAAATAAACCAGCTGTCATGCCTCCACCAAACTCACCTAATGGACGATATTGTTCACCAAACTTTTGAGCAACTTGCTGTCCTGTTTCGCCTCCAACAACACCACTTGCAGCCCCAATAACCCCTTCAGCTGCTAAGGCACGACCAGATTGAGGCATTAATGCTCTACCCAAGTTAGCTGTATAAGGTGCTACTTTAGTAAATTGTGTTAATGCTTGTAAACCTCTAGCACCTGCACCAAGAATAGGAACTGCTGCAGCGCCCATCATTGCATTGTTAAACATACGCTCACCCGCAGACATTTGAGGCTGTGCTGCAGGAGCTGGGCTATTACCTCCAGTAGGAATAGAACCGCTTAAGTCAGCTGCAATCTCATCAATCTCAGCATCAGTGAGTTCTCTATCTACAGTAACAGGTTTACCGTTAATAATATACTTCATTAATTATTCCCCTACAGAATATTCAACACCACTCTTAGTCCTACGTACAGTAGTAGGTGTGCTTCCTCTTAGTGTGAACACTTCCTTAACTTGTTCAGGTGTGTACAAACCAGACAATTCAGCTGTCCTTTGTGTCTGTCTAATCTCATTATTTTCAAGAGTTTCATTTTTCTTCTTGATAATTTGAGCAAGTTGTTTTAATTTACGTGTAGTGTCAGCAGTTGGTGTTCCAGTTGCAAGGCGAGAAGCAGTGTCGGACACCATTCCAATCAATGAAGGATCTCCTCCAAAAGCATCTACGTCAGCTTTTGATAGCTGTTGTTCTCCCGCTGCCTTAGCCAGTTGTCGAGACAGGGCTGAAGCTGAAGCAAAGTTACCTGTTTTAAGAACATCGTCAGCCAGTGCAATGGCTGAATCAGCTGCGTTTAAAGCATCACGATAAGGTTTTAATGTAGTGTTTAAGGTTTGACGCAAACCTACAATATCGCCAGTTCCTTGTATACCGGGAAGCTGATTAACAATTTTAGTTCCTTTACCTTCACCAGCAGCTCTAATAACAGCGTTTACTTCTGCAATCTCTTTATCTTGAGCTGGAGAGATAAGTGTCTTACGATACTCTTGTAGTGTTTGAATCTCTGAAGGTGAGAATTCTTTGTCTTTAAACTTTAAATCACTAATATTTTTAGATGTTTTGTATGTCGCTAAACTTGCAGGAGTGTATACTCCTTTAGCTAATAGTTGTTGGAAAGGATCTGCAGCTTCTTTCTCACGAGTACGTTGTGCTGTGAGGGCTTGTTCAGAGCCTAATTTAGCTTGAGCTAACTCTAAAGCCTGAGCACGCTGCATAACTTGGTAGCCCAGCTCAGGATCTGTACCCTGCAGTGCTTGAGCCATTTGCTTCAAACCTTCAGGTGTATTGGTATCGAACTGAGAAGCCATCTGACGAAGCATAGTAGCTCGTTTAATAGCTGGATCTTGTACATCAACACCCATAGCACCAGCTAAGCCACGACCTAAGTTACCAGTGTTCTTAAAGATGTTGTAGGATGTTTGTTGCTGAGGAGACATCTGAGAAAACTGCAAAGCCTTCTGTTCTACCAGCTGACGTTGCATTTCCTCAGGAGTACCCATGCCTCCGAATAAACCTTGAATTCCTTGTGTAGCCATTGTGTTTCCTCTTAGTATCCAAAGTAACCGCTAACTGCAGCTGGCTGATAAGGTGTAGATGAATTTTTAGTTAGACCACTAATCAACTGACTGATAGGATCTGTTAAACCACCTACTACAGCATTGTTACGTTGCATCTGCAAAGCTGCTGCCTGTTGTGCTGCTTCATTCTGCAATAAAGCACCTTGTTTAGCTGCTGCTGCAACACTTGAGCCTAGACCAGCACCTAGATTCAGTGCATTAGCGCCTTGATTCTCCAAGTTAATAGCTTGTTGAGCATACTGAGTATAAGGAGCCAGAGCTTGTGTCTGCAGTCCAAAGCCTTGACCTGCCAAGTTCAAACCACCTGTCATCAAGCCTTGACCAAACTGTACTTGTTGCTGACCAGCTTGTTGTGCCTGAGCAGCCAACTGAGCATCCTGCTGAGCTTGAGCATTGTAGTATGCAGCCATTTGAGGATTAGTAGCTTGCAAACCGGGAGCACCTGCAGTGTAACCTGCTGCAGTACCACCAGTAGCTAGACCTAAACGACCTTGCTGTTGCTGTTGGTTAGTCAAGTTAGCCAATGTCTGTTCACGACCGGGAGCTAACAGTTGTTGTTGCTGAGTTAAGTAGTTCTGAGCAACCTGCTGAGGATTCTGAGCTGTGTATGTAGCACCAAGGTTAAACAAACCAGCGGCTTGAGCATTCACATTAGGCTGGAATGCTTGGATCTGCTGAGCTTGACCTAAGCCAGTACCTGCCATGCCCATCAAACCTTCACGAGCTGCAGCTACGTCAGGAGCTACCTGATAACCTGCACCGATCAACTGACCTGATGCAGGATCATACTGGAAGCCTGACTTACCAAACCTTGTAGTAACTCCTACAGGTCGGAACTGTGCAGCCTGTGCAGCTGCGTTAGCTGCGTTAGTGGTAGCATTAGCAGCTTGGTTAGAAGCATATACGCTACCTGCAGTGCCCAACAGAGGGCCAATTAAGTCTGTCCAATCAGCCATATTAGTACGTGCCTCCATCTACTGTTGCTGTAAAAGTGCCAGAGACAGTAAGATTCACTGCGGTGGCTGTTCCTGTTAATGCTGCATTATTAGCATCAGGTTTAGAGTTAACTGCTGATTGAATGTTATCAAACTCAGTGTTAACTTCTGTACCTTTAATGATCTTTGAAGGATTACCTGTTGATAGGCTATCCTTAATTGCAAAGTTAGTTGCCTTGGTGTAATTACTCATCTTGTCTTCCCTGTCTTAACGTAGACATCAAGTTTCTGAATGGATATTGATTTATCAAATACTGTGGTTTCAAAACCTAATTGAATAACCTTACCTGATCCACCAATGTTAATGATCTTATTATCGAAGGCTGATCCACCATACTCAGCTTCATTAAACTCAGCTATGTTGTACTCAGCTACTGCAGCATTAGACAAACTAAACTGTCTGAGGTTTAAAATGTCACTGTAATCGAAGCCAAACTTAAGAGTAACTGGATAACCTTGACCTCCGATAATCGTTACACCTACTTTCTTCATAATCTTAATTACCGTAGGTGACTGGAAGTCAAAGTAATTAGTGTAGTACTTCATCAGGTAGTTATTAGCATTGTCTTTATAACCACCATACTTAGCTATGTATCCACCCTTACCCATCAATAACTCTTTACTGCGGGTGTACTTGAAAGCATAAGGTACTAAGCCATCCCATGTTGTAACCCTGTTAGCACCATTAGGTAGAGGTGCTCTCATGTCAAAGCAGTACACAATCTGACGAGCTGGTAGAGACAACAGATAGAAGGCTTCCTTATCTGAGTACACAGCCCTGATCTCATCAGCATCTTCTAAGCTAACTTCCAACACTAAGTCATCACGTACATTGGCACTGATGTCTCGCATTGGAGCTGACTTCTCTTGAATGGTACGCATAAGAGAACGTACACCTGAGTCAGACAAGAAGATTACATCACCACCTGTAGCTACTACTGAGTCCCTAGCTACACAGCCAATACCTGTAATGGCATCTGACAGTGTTAAGTTGTTAGGGTCTGTAGCATTGGAGTACAGCAAGATCTGTCTACGTCCGAATACAATCAAGAAGTTATTGTGAGCAGCTAGAGAGATAATCTCATCTGCACCGTTAGGCCACACTTGAGATACATCTAAAGTACCTGAAGTACCTGTACTCAAGACATGACCTGCAAGTAAGTCTGAGAACTGAATCGTACTCTTAACTGTTGAGTTATTAGCACTCCATGTACGACCATAGGCACTGATTACACAGTTATTACTAGATACAGTCCCTAAGTAACCAGACTTCTCAGATACTCGTCTATATGTAGTTGAACTGGTCGCAGGATCGAACACTAGAGGATCATGCCCAGACTGATACAGATACATTACTCCATTCAACGGAGCCATCTGCCAGTTATCGTCTGTAATGGTAGGAGCTGTACCGCCACCTCCGTAGGTCAACTGTGATAGTGTTGTACCTGAAAGCTTGAATAGCTTATTGTTACCAGCTGCAATAATGTATGAGTTACCTGAGTTATCAATCAACTCACCGATAGCTTTGACGTTAGCTTCACCTAAATCATTATTAGATGAGTGTGCTGTAGTCCATCCCTTACGAGCACCAATACGTCCAAACTTATCAATCACACAATTATTAGCTACAGTAGCATAGCCAGCCTCTAGAGAGACTGAGCTATCCTGAGTGTTCAACCCCATGAATCCCGGAGCTGACACTGTAGTAGTTAATATCTTAGCTACCATTAGATACCCACCCAAGTAGTTTCTTCATCGTAGCGGTTACGCTCAATAGCTACAGCATCTGCCAAAGCTAAACGATATTGTTGATAAATCTCACTGAAGGTTGAACCTCCATCTTCACCTCGCTCACCAACAGCTTTAGCGTAGGCTAACATCTGTACCAAGTGATGAGGAACTAACAAAGCATCAGCATCTGCAGACAAGTCAGCTTGAGGGATAACTAACTCAAAGCGTAGTGAATAGACATTATCAGGCTGAGGCCAGACATCCACCTGAGTATCATCACCGGAGATACCGTTGTAGTTGTAGTACACCGGAGCTGCATTCTGAGTTGTACCTAAGTAATACTGTCTGTTCATCCAGTTAGTAGGTACTTGTCTCATAGGTACATCTTCAGTGTCATTCAGTACATCAACAGTACGGAATCTCTGACCTGAACCTGTCAATGTATAGTTACGAGTACCCGCCACTGTAGACAACACAATAGTCTGTGTGAGGACATTCCAGTCAAGGGCATCCTCAATCTCTCGCTTAGCATCATTAACAAAAACACCTATCAGGGAACTATAAGGAGTATCACCTACCGACGATACTTCAGTCTCCCTTAGACGTACTAATACGTTGTTAACCAACTGTAGATATGTCGTAGCCATTAATATTCCTTATATATCTTGTATACTATGGTATCACACTTTAAAGTAAATGTCAATAGTTTTATTACTTTTTCTTAGGTTTCTTAGCTGTCTTAGCTGCAGCTTTAAAGTCAGACTCTGTAGGAGCACCTTTAGAGCCTCCCTTGTTCATCTTCTCACCAGAGCCAGCTTTTATACGCTCCTGTTTAGCATGGATATTGGCATATAAGCCATTCTTCATCTTGTTCTTAGCTGTTCTCTGACCACGTGTAGGCATATTCATCTTATTTAACTCCATGAAATCTGTTGTCGATAGCTAACCAAATAGCTCCAAAGAAAGCACCTATAATAATGATAGGCTTTACAGCTTTAGCGATCCACTCAAGGACTTGGAAAGCCCCTTGAGCTGCATTGAAGGCTTTAACAACCTCGTCTGTATTCTTCTCTATGTTATCCACCTTAGCCTCTACAGCCATTAGTCGATCATAGATGTGTTCATGTGTTACTTCCTCTATTTTCATGGTGCATCAGGCCAAGTAATAGTCCAAGGAAAGCCCTCCTGCGCTGTAATGTCACGCAAGGCTTGACGATAGGTAGCCCATACTGTCTTATCAACAGGAGCGTCATCTACCTGAGTCCAATCACACTCAGATAACTTAGCATCACGAGCAGCACGAACAGACTTAGCCTGTTCAGCATCCTTCTGAGCCTTGTAAGTAGCTTCTTGTTCAGCAGCAGTAGTAGTTACACCATCTACAACTTGGTCTAAGAAGACAGGGCCTAAGATGTACTTTGTGTACCACTTGCCATCTACTTGCTCTACACCAGAGGTTTGAGAGTATTGGTAAACAGTGCCACCAGTTGCTTGTGCGCCTTCAAAGACTACATCAGCACCCAAAGACTCCAAAACTTCGGTTGTTGTTGTTTCCCATGATGGGCCACCATTGGCTTTTGTGTATGCACGAAATTCACCCTCGTACATTACCTGTCCTGACTGTCGAATTCTAATTTGCATTTTAATTACCTCAAGCAATAGCTAAAAAGATGAATGTTGCCCCTGCGCCTGTGTTAGGGCCTCCAGCGGGTACTGAAAAACCAGCAGAATATGGGTCTATCATGTCCATATCAGTTACTTCAGCGGCTGTTGTATTTAACGACAATCTAGGGTCATTACCACTTACGATTCCACGAGCTGAATCCCAAACATACCAATCAGAACTAGCGTCAGTTCGTTTAATCATTACAAATCTAGCACCGCTTGTAAATCCACAGTCAATGTTTAAGTTTGAATCTGAGCCTGTGTATGAGCCTACTTTGGAAACACCTGCACAAGTGGCAAATAGGTATGAAACAATTGTTTGACCTGATGAATAAAAGAAGCCACTCAAATTGTTGATTGTTGTCGTTGTGGCTTGAGCAATATTAGTCAATCCATTTCCGTTACCAGTACCACCCCATGCGTTAGTACTGTTTAAGATTCCATAGCCGTTTTGGTCTACACACACATACCATGAATCAGCAGAACCTCTGGTTTTGTAAATAACCATTTCTGGTCTGACACCAAGGTTATGATTTACTGACGCAGAAGATGCTGATGCTGTATAGCAAACCTCATCAAAGAAGCTAGGGGCGCGTTTCATAAAATATTGCACGTTAGTTAATCCGTTTGTATTCCAATCGTAATTAACCGCTGTACCAGTATTTGAATATCCATTTTGCACATCAAATTTTAATGATGTATTAGAAGAAACTTCAGCATTAGTTGCCCAAGTTCGGATAACACCATTACCTCTTAACCTATCAACAGTCCAAACGCCACCAGTTCCTGTTCGCCCCAAGTTAATGGACAGGTCAATAGGTGCAACTGTGCTTGTAGTAAATGTCCGAGATGTTGAGCCATTACCTGTATACAAAGCTGGCTCAAACACCTTAGTCGCATCCGTAGGCACTTTCATCGGGCCTCTACGAATGGCTATGTAGATGTATGTTGTGCCACTATCATTAAAGTCAGCATCAGAATCAGAACAAGTAAAACCTGTTGCTGTTGGAACAATGTGACTTCCTTTTTGCGCTTCAGCACTACTCAAGTTGGCGTATAAAACCCCGTTGTTGCCTGTGGAAGCGGTCATCCCTCGCATATTGTCTTGGATGTACCAGCCTGTTGAAGAAGCATTCGTCGTGGAGTTTTTAATCATTACCCATTGCGGTTCAAAACCCAAATTCACATTCAAACTCGTATTGCCAGTTCCCGTATAAGACCCACACGAAATCACATTGTCTGTACCAGTCAGACCAAAGCCTCCTGCGTTGTGGGCAAATAGGTAGGCTACGTAGGTTTGCCCATTTACGTTTGGGTTTAAGTTCAACGCAACATTGATTAAGCTTCCTGCGTTAAATGTTGTAGCCGTAAAGTCGCTTGCAACTCCCGCATCGGGCGCACTTGCCGCAGATGTTGCGTTCAGTTCAATGCCTGTAAGGTCTGTTGTTCCGCCATTGCCACGATGCCAAACCCACCACACGCTTGTGTTGCTTGTGCTTTTTACGATGACACAACCGGGCGCAGAACCAAGATTGTGATTTATTACTTGAGGGCCAGCACCATTCCCTGTATAAGTCACAACATCAAAGAACTTTGGTGCTTTTGCCCAAGTCCATGAAACATAGTTAACACCAGAACCGTTGTAATCTCCATCAAGGTCTAAGTTATATCCTGTTGAATTAAAACCAGTAACACCATAAGCATCGTTTGTTTGTGGGTCTGTAGTATTTGAATAAAGTGCGTAACCAGCACCCCTTACTGTATCTACAAGTTTATGGTCACGAACTGCTGACCTACCTTTTGTCCAAACCAATCCACCATCACCAGCCAAATCAATGCCATTAGTAATGGTCTGTGTAGAGCCGTTGCCTGTGTAAAGGTATGTGCTGAAACATGACTCTATATAGTTTGGCTCGGAAACAACACCTCCTCCGAACCCATCGTAGGATGCAGCCCCACTCGTAGCTTGTAACGGCATTGTTATTCCTTATCTTTACAGTTATCAAAGTGCCAACGCTTTGCCATTGCTGGCGATACTAGTTTGTGGCAATGAGGACATTCTATTTTTGCTTTAGGTTTACCAATTAAACCTGCTTTTATTTTTGCTTTATGTTCATCTGTAATTATTCTTCCCTTTAAAGCCTCGGAAGTCTTACGCTTTGTTTCTTCAGATGGTCTATAAGTTGTAGTCAATCTAGCTTTGGCAATATTAGCCCTACCTTCTTCAGACTTAGGTTTTCGCATCTTTTGTTTTGTTTCTTCAGAAACTATGCGACCTTTAAACAACTGAGTTACATATTTTTTATGTTCTTCAGTATGCTTGTATCCTTTAGCACCATCACCGCCATCAGTCATGTTTGTTAATGGTATGCCAATATCACGCATTTCAGCAATTAACAAACACTCAAAATCAATAGCCTGTGCATCAGAAACATTTTCTTCAACTTTGGTAATAATTGGTTGCATACCAAGTGACATAAGTTTACGAATCTTATTTAGCTTCTTTGACTTGCGCTTAGTGTAATACTTAGCCTCATCCAAATGAAACTCGCAACGCTTTCCATGTCCCTTA